AGCGGCTTTGTTTACGCTCCGTATGTCCCGCTACAAGTCACTCCTACCATCTTTGGTACCGAAGACTTCGTGCCCCGCAAGGGCGTGATGACTCGTTACGCCAAGAAGATGGTTCGTCCTGACATGTACGGACTGGTTGTCTGTGCTGACCTTGTTGCTGATGCGCCTAGATTCTAGTCGCCTAGCACTGAGTAACAGTCATAAGTATTTTGACTAGAAATAGTTGAATACAACTGAAGGGAACCCCGTCCTAGTGGCGGGGTTTTCTTTTATATGAGTAAAAGTTAACATTAAGGAAGTAAAAAACTATTTAAGTAAAACAAATGAGGATAGGCAATGCCCACAAACTTACAACCACTTAGCACTGTGAGTGCAATAGTACTTCCCGCCACAGGGACTCATAGCCAGGTTATAACCTCTTTATCTTATGGAATATACAGCACCAAAGCTTTTGTTAGTGGTGCTGTGGACCAAGTAGCCTACACCTACCAGAAATTAGGGGGCAACGTTCTAGACTTAGAAATTACTCCGTCTAATGTGTATAATGCGTATGAAGAGGCTTGTCTTGAATATTCCTATCTTGTGAACACTCACCAAGCGAAGAATGTTCTTTCCGATATGTTGGGAACTTCTACGGGCTCCTTTAACCAGGATGGGGAGTTTACTTCTTATGAGCCGGGTACGGGCGTTAAACCTAATCTTAAGTTCCCACGATTCCAGTTGGGGTATGCCACCCACATTGGTAGAGGCGCAGGAGTACACGTTCCCGTAGGAGCGTCACAAACAATATTTTCAGCTTCGTTTGATACGGTTCAGGATAAGCAAGACTATGATTTGCAAAAAATTATCTATACAGCATCTCTAGGTGCCGTGCCTTTTAAGGATAAGGTAGGTAAAAGCGCCATTACAATCCAGAGGGTATATTACAAAACCCCACAGTCAATGTGGAACTTCTTTGGTGGATATAGTATTGGCGCTGTTGGTAATCTTTCTACTTATGGAATGTATGCTGATGATAGTACTTTTGAACTAGTTCCAGCGTGGCAAAATGTTTTACAGGCTTATGCTTTCAAGGAAGATATGAACGTCAGAGCTTCCCACTATTCTTTTGAAATTAATAATAATAAACTCAGAATCTATCCAACTCCCCAAGGAGCTAATCCTAAAAAGTTCTGGGTAGAGTTTAGAGTGGCTGAAGAAGCATTTACAGAGGCAGATGACCGCAAGTATGGAGCAGACGGGGTTAGTAATGTTAACACTCTACCCTTTCCTAATGTTCCCTATAAAAATATCAACAGTATTGGTAAACAGTGGTGCCGACGTTTTGCGCTTGCTTCAGCAAAAGAGACGCTTGGTCAAGTCCGTTCTAAATTAGCATCCATTCCAATCCCAGGAAATGATGTAACTCTCAATGGGTCGGCTCTTGTCAGCGAAGCTAAAGAAGAACAAGCTGCTTTGAGAGAGGAATTGAAGGCTGTATTGGATGAAATGGTGTACGGTAAGTTGGCAGAGGGCGATGCTGCGCTTCAAAACAGTATTTCTGAGGTTGTTCGACACATTCCAGTTGGAATATATGTAGGGTGAGTAACATATGAACGAGAATAGATGGTCCCAACCAGTTCAGCCACCTCCTCCCATGTTTGTGGGACAAGCTGAGCGTAATTTTGTAAAACAAATTAATGATGAAGTAATAGAAAAGGTTGTTGGGCAACAAATACTTTATTTTCCGATTGATGTCACCAAGTCAGACTATCATCCGCTATATGGGGAATCCCTAAGGAAATCCTTCATCTCCCCTCTTCGAGTCTATGGTCTTATAGAATATCAGGGCTCTGACAGAACTCAGGAAGAGTATGGGTTCAACACTCTTAAAAATATCACAGCCCATCTCCATAAAAGACGACTCACCCAGGACCAAGATTTATTTGCCCGTCTTGGAGATTTTATTCAGTATGATAACTACTTTTTTGAAATAGTGGATATTTCTAGTCCTCGATATCTTTTTGGTCAGGATGCTGGATTTGCAGACTATACTTCTTTTGAGGTTGAGCTAACCTGCAAGCAAGTCCGCAACGGTATGTTCAATCCTAGTAAAAAAACTAATTACGGAGCCTGGAGTACTTAATGCCTAAAAGAACTATATTAAACCAAGACTTGAGGTCCACGTATCCACTGTCTCCATCGAAGATGGAGGATATAGATTATGCTATTTATAACTACGTTAACGATGAGCTTAATATTTTTTGTGACTCAAACGAGGGCTTCCGCAAAGTACCGGTGATTTTCTCAGGAAAAGAAAGAGCATTTGATATTAAATCAGACCCCTCTCTACGAACGGCAGATGATAACGTACTGGAGTACCCACTTATATCATTGACCAAGACTTCAATCAATAGAGACCCAGCCAAAAAAGGTCGCTACGGTGTAAATATACCCCCGTACTTTGATGTATATCCTCAGGGTTCTATACCTATAGCTCGACAAGTTTTACAAAAAGAATCTCGTGACCGAGCAAATAACACTGCTATTAATAGATTTGGACAGGGCACAGACTCCACATACGAGACTTTTCCTTTTGATAATGAAGAGGCAGTCTATGAAACTCTTTTTGTAACAATGCCTGTGTTTTTAGAAATTTCTTATGACCTGCATATTATCTCTAATTATAGACAGCAAATGAATCAAATTCTTGCCCCTTTTCTGACCCGTTTTACAACCCCGGCGGTTTTCCCCATTACTTATCAGGGTCATTCTTATGAAGCATTTTTGGACCCAAATTGGAACGAAGAAGGGACTGCTTCTTCTTTGGGCACAGAGGAGAGAACTTTCAAGACAACTACAACAATCAAGGTGCTTGGTCACATTATCGACGCACAAGAAAACTCCGAGCGACCAGCAGTCATTCGCCGCCAGTCAGCAGCTAAAGTTACCCTCGGTAGAGAGCGCACGATTGTGGGAGATATACCAGAATTTCATACCAATCGCAAAGATAAATATAGGCGGTGATAAGAATAAGGTCTTTGGGTTTCTGGCTTACTATTTAGTAGTAGAGATTTGTGCATCCTACAGGATTACAGGTTACTTTAAATTACGTCAAAAAGATGATTATATACAAGGAGAGAAAAATAAATGTCTGACAACTCTTCACGCAAGTTTAAGTTTATTTCGCCTGGTGTTTTTATCGATGAAATAGATAATTCCGCCTTACCCGAAACCCCTGGGGCTATTGGACCGCTCGTTATTGGGCGTGCTCTAAAAGGACCAGCAAATAAGCCAGTTCAAGTTTCTTCTTTTTCTGATTTTGTAGAAACTTTTGGAAACCCCGTAGCAGGCGGTGTGTCAAATGATATATGGCGAGATGGCAACGAAAGTGGTCCTACTTACGCTGCTTATGCTGCTCAAGCTTGGTTACGAAATGGTTCTCCATTGTCTTTTATGCGTGTACTTGGCGACCAAGATACTAATGCCACCTCCGCCGGTAAAGCTGGCTGGAAGGTAGGCGCTATTACTGCTAACGGTGAGACGGGCAACAATGCAGGTGGTGTTTACGCCTTGTGTGTATGGCCTTCAGCTTCTATCGGAACCGTTGTTTCTGGCGCTGTGGCTGCACAGTTCTATCTTGATTCAGGACGTATCTTGGTGTCGGGAACTGTTGCCGCTAGTGCTTCAGCCGCCACTCCTATGTTGAGCATTTCCGGCTCAACCATGTACGAGGTTACGGACATCGATAACATTAACTTGATTATCACTGGAAGTTCGGTACCTAACAGTAACAAGACCGTTACTGTTAGTCTTAATCCTAATAGCGAAAACTTTGTCCGCAAAGTATTAAACACTAATCCTACAGTTACTAATAGTGCTATAACTACAACTGCTACTCGTAATTTTTATGATGGTGGAATCTATTTCTTGGGCGAAAGCTTTGAGCGAGCACTAACTCCTTCTGGAAGTAACTCCATTGGGGTGCTCAACTCAGCTATCAGCAGCGGCAAGTTTTATGCTGCGATGATGCCAATGATGCGAAATACAGCTTCGGCTAGTGACTTTAATAATACCGTCGCAGTCCAGCAGAATGATTTTGAAGGTGCAGCAACACGAGGAACCACTGGTTGGTTCATCTCTCAGGATTTGAGTGAGAATAACGCTGCTTATAACGCTCGGGATATGCAAAAGCTTTTCCGTCTTGAAGCTATTACGGCTGGCGAGTTTACTCAAAGAGAGGTGAAAATATCCATCTCTAACATCAAAGCTCCAGAAGGTGACTTCCAAACATTTGGAAGCTTCTCTGTTTTAGTTCGAGATATCACAGACACAGATAATAGACCTCAGATTATTGAACGCTTTGATAATCTAAATCTTAATGCTGCGTCTCCAAACTACATTGCTAAAATCATTGGCGACAAGTACCAAGTGTATAGCCAAACAGAGCAGCGCAATGTGGAATACGGAGATTTTACAAATAACTCTAACTATATCCGTGTTGTAATGGACGATGACGTAGCCGCAGGTACATTGGAACCACGCCTCCTTCCGTTTGGTGTCCACGGACCCCTTAAGTATCGTGATGTTGGTGTCGTAGGATACTCTAGTGGCTTCAGTCACTTGCTTGGTCTTCCTGTTTCTGGTACTCGTGGTACTGGCAAGTGTGCCCAGTCTATGGTTGCTGGTGGTAACCACAATATTTTAGGTAGTGCGGGACACGATGGCGCAGAACAAGATGTACTGTATGCCCCAGGTCGAGGAGCCACTCAGACTTATAGTCTACTTTCGTCGGTAGTGGGTGCTGGTGGTAAGACTGTTGGAGAGTTGAACGCTCAGACTCTTACAGTTACCGGCTCAGATGGTTCGCCATATTCGTTTACTTTCAATTCGCTTATTTCTACCTCGACAAAGACGGAAATTGCTACTGATGGGCTTGGCGGAGATAAGCCGGGTATCTATGCGAAAATCGTTAGTTCGGTTCACCTTGCCCGCAAGGCTGGCGACGTGTTTATCACCGCATCGTACAACAGCGGAGATGACTTCATTACCTTCACAAACCTGAACCGGGGCACGCCTGGTAACGGCACCAATACAGGCGATTTCCGAGGTACTCTTTCTGGAAGTGCAGTCAATGGCAACGCCAATATCGG